AGGACCATAAGAAGTAAGATTAATTGTACCACGAAATGAAAGATTTTCTCTACTTAATGGTTTTGAAATAATTTGCTTTGGTCTCTCAAATATATTAGGTTCTATTACTGTACCAAAATGTGCATTAGTTCTAGCTGGAACAAAAGTTTTAAATTGATCAAATATAGATTGATCATAATACCTTATAAGTCTAAGATATGCCCAAAAGTTAGTTGGACTATTATATTTTTGCCAATATGAATCTCTAACAAGTTTCAATCCTCTATATTGATTTTTGAATCTATCTCTTGGATCTCCAAGATATTGATTAAAATCTAAATTAGCTACTGAACGTATAATATCTTCATTTATAACATCAGTTGGTGCAAAATATATTCCAAGTTTATTAGAATCAACTGGCGCGAAATCATAAGAACTAACCTCAGATCTTTTCTTACTACTTAAATTTCCATGTACTAATTTACTTGACTCTATTCGTATTTTATTAGATGTTCTTCGGTTTGGACCTACATTTGGTATAAACATTTTCTCTTCATCTACAACCGATGAATAATTATTACCACCACCAAAAGCTGAATATCCTTCTGCACTTCCAGATGTATTATAACTTTGGTCAGCACTCGAATCTAATACAACTTTATTAGCAGAATGGTCTATATTATCATCAAATGAATGTCGTAAAATTAAATCTGTCCAAGATGCAGATGGATGATTTCCATCAAAAGATTTTGGTGATGCTACATGATTATCAAAAGAAGTATTATTTAATGCAGTATTCCAAAATCTAAATTCCATTATAGATCCAGTAAAATAACTACCAAGAAGTCCTGATCCGTAACCACCTATTTGTATTGTACTTGCACCAGAACTTCCAGTAAATGCATTATTATAAGATTGTGATGCTACATTTGCAGCTCCAGAAACTATTAAATCAACTGTATTAGATAAGTAAATTTTACTTCTTCCCGCATCATATTTTTTAACAGCTAATTGATATTTTATATCTTGATTTCCAGCATCACTTATAAGTTGGTTAGAACCTGAAGTAGTTCGTTTCAACATTACAGACCAAAAATCTCCATCAAAAACTGAGTACGCTGAGGATGAAATTGTCTTATATCCTTCTGAACCAGATAGAGTAAATGCAACTCTACCCACATTATCAACTGACCCATTATCCAAAAGTTGAATTCCCCAATTACTATTTTGTCTAACAATAGTTCTATCAGTAGAGCCATCACTTCCAACACTTCTAAATCTAAATTCAACTGTATCAGGACGTCTATTTGTTCTTGCATCACTTAACCAAGAACTATTAACATACTGAGCACCTCTGAAATCTAATGCCTTTGTAAATTTTTTAGTTATTTCATATGAAGGAGCAGAGCCAGGTACATCAGGACCCCCAAATTCCCTAACTCGTAAGATAGTTGATGGTATTCCATAACAATTTATTAAACTTTTAAAAGACCTCGGTGTTCCTTTTGTTTTTAAAAAGAATGGTAAATTATTTAAAACACGTTTCCAAATTTCTCTTGATACGTCTCTTTCTGGTATAGAAGAATAATTAGGAACTGTAGCTGCAGAACCGGTAACTTCCTTTCCTAATGCATATCTTGAAAGTGATACTGTATCTTTACCATCATACAATTTTAAACCAATAGAACGTGCAACATCATAAATTAAATCTTTAGAAATTCCTTTAGTTAATCCTTCATCTCTTGAATGAATATCAGTTAATCCTCTAACATAAGAATAAACGTCATCAAAATGATGACCTATCATATCCATAAATTTATTAAAAACTTCATTCTGTGAATCTTCTCTAACGTGTCTTGGTAATAAATTAACTAATCTATTTTGATTCTGTTTATCATAAGCAGATGAGCTAACTCTGTTAAGATCATACCAAGTAATTGCCTGAGATGAATCTGTTGCTGCTAAAGTATAAGGTGATTCGTTATTAGTTTTTGGCCAGGCAGATTCAAATGTTTCTTCAACTGAACTTGTACTATATGATGAAGTTTCAAAGTATAAATACTTCTCATATCCATCTAATTCATTAATAACCTTACGTTTTCTCATCTCCCATTTAGCAATTTCATCTAAAGATCCACTAATAGTTGTATATGAAGCACTACTTTCTGTGTAAGATTCTATTTGTTCTAACTTATATTTAAAGTTTTTAATCCTTTGTTCTGCAGAACCAAATAAAACATAATTTTCATATTTATCGTAATCTATATTAAGATCAACACTTTCTAAACTAGCACTTATAAATTCATCTTCTAGACTTTTAGCTACAGAAGAATCGCCTGTTAATATATTATCACGACTTTCATATCCAGTTTCCTTTTTACCTACAGGATCGTGTATAGAGTGATCAGTATCTGGTGGTCTAAGAAATACTGCGTCTACTTTATCATCAACAAATGGAACAAGAAATACTTCTTCATTAACTGAAGATAACATTTCTTCAACAACATACAATCTATCTTTAAGTTCTATTCCATTAGGTAGAGGTTCATATAATTTGTAAATTAATGAGTGTGGCCACGCTGGAGTTGTTTCTTTATCTAATTTCCAATTTGTTACAAGTGAAAGTTGATTTGATCCAAAATTTAAAAGTGTATTTAAATTCTTTTTTGAAGCAGTTTTATATTCAACACTAAACGTTTGTTTTGCTCTTACAGAACCTTGGAAAGGACCATCATTATTTCCAATTGCATTAGCTTTATCTGCAAAAGAATCTTCTACTTCAACAGTTGTTCTATTTATTACTTTTGTTATTTTACTGACAAATGGTCTGTATTCTGGAATATAAGTAATCTGTTCTATCTTACTCGGTGGAGTTGGTATATCTATCTTTTTTCTTACTAATTTTCTATGTTTTTTAGGTTTTTTGAAATCTCTTGGTTTTATATCTCTTGAACGTTTCCTCTTAATTTCATCTGGTAATATATCTTTAACAGGAAATTTACCACCAACTTCAACTATAACTTCCTCTTTTTCTACTTTTCTTTTATCACGTTTTGGAGTTGTCTTTTTAGGTATAGACCTTCGAGCTGCAGGTTTAGGTATTCTTTTCTTTGAACTTCCACCGCGTCCACCACGTCCACCGCGTTCACCGCCGGGTTCACCATCCCTTCCAGCAAATTGCGGTATGTCTGTTGTTTCCCATATAACTTCATACGTTGCAGTCATAAAAATGTCTTTATCTGGCGCTCCACCACCACCACTTGGTGTTGTAGAAGGAGACGCAGTTTCTGTACTTTCTGGACTCGGTGGCTCTAATCCATCATCACCCATCTCAATTGTTCTTGGTGAAGTCTTTCTACTTGGAATTCCTTTCTCTACATCTTTTAACCTTCTCGACTTCCTACGACCACGCTTTCCTCTCTTTTTTCTTACCTTTTCCCAATCAGGAGGTGAAGGTAAAGGTACATCAACTGCAGGTGCTTCTGTTGATATTCCTACGTTTGGATTTGGAATCCACTCTCTAACTTCTTCATAACTAATAACAAATGCATTTTCTATAGTAAGCTTACCACCAACCATATCTTCCGTAAATCCTTGATCTGAATCACTTAAAGTTGTATGAAAAGTTCTATCCACACCAGACTGCGGTATAGTAGAATCTGATGTTCCTATCACTTGATTACTTAATTCTATTGTACCGTGAACATCATCTACAACTGGACTATATTCCGCATAAGTTATAGATAAACGTTCAAATTCTCTATGATAGTCTATATCATTAATATCTAAAGGCTGAATTCTTATCTCTTGTCTTGATGGTGATATCTCTTGAATCCAAAACTTTTCATCTTCAACAAAGAGTTCAACTGGTTGATCAACTGCCTGACCCTTAATTGGTGGTTCACCAACATAAATCTTATTATTATCGGTCATATAAAATTTATCTTTATATATTAAACTATCTGAATTCAAAAGAACTGTATTATCAGACCCACCCTTTCTTCTAAAAAAGTTATAAATAACTTTAAACTTACCTTCTGTAAATCCGAGCTCTCTAAGATCATTTCCTGGTTTCAACTTAACCTGATCATCAACATTATAATCATCAATAATAGTAGAAGTTAGATAATTATCATTAGGGTCATAAACGTGTAGCTCTACAAAATCTCTATCATTACCAAAATCCTTAATAGATTCTTGTATAGGACTTTCAATTAAATCTAAATCTATTTCATGTATTCTTTTTAACATAATTCATCCATTATTTACGGATCATACTGATCTCTTTTATACTCATCATAGCTGGATTGATGACTTCCTTGAGTTGGTATATCAGTTCTTATCTCTATTGGTGATGTAAAATATTTACCACTTCTATCCATAATTCTACAAGTTAATATTCCATCATGAACATCTAACTCTGGATCTAACAATGATATAGTTTTCTCTTCCCAATTTTCCCATCCTGTATCTTCTTGGGTTATTTGATGTGCCTGCGCTTGTCCAATTGGTTTCCAATACCATCTATAAGAAAGTGAATCATCACCTTTTGCAGAAGTACTAAACCTATAATTTGATCTATTTGGATAACCAGATACAAACTCTATATTAACAACATCTGGCCAATCACTAGCTGGTTGATGTGTTGCTCGTAACTTATCCCAACCCTTTCCAGCTTTTGGTTTTGCAAAATATACCCACTCATCAAAAGTATAAGAACGAATTTCATTTGCATAATCACCTTCATTTTCTGCAATATAAGCATTATAAAGAGTTGTGTCATCTGCTGTAGCTGGTGTAGTTGGTGGAGTTCCACCTTCTAATGTAATTCTAGCATTTTGAGTAGCAATAATTTCATTTTGTAACTGATTTGCTAAATCTTTTACTGAGTCCTGTGCATCTTCAAGTGCAGATATTTGTGATACCATATCGTCTTTTAATTGAACTAATTCAGAATCTTCTTCACCTGAAAGATAAGTACGACTAACTTCAACTAAATATTGATGTGAATCAATTAAACCTGAACCTATAATATCATCTCTAAGTCTTTCATATTCTGAAAAAAATTCTGATACTGATAATCCCTTTCCTTGATCTGCAGAAATACCCAATTCTTCTATATCTCTATTCAATACAGAGTCAATCATATTCTTTTTCATTATGGATCTTGTTTGTTGAACTCCTATAAATTGATTAGGTCTATTTAATCCTCCACCAAAATCTGGATCTTCAAATAAAATTACTGAACCATCACTATTTCTAAGTGTTGGTGTTGAATTAACACTCGATCCACTTACTTTCATAGCAGCGAATTCTCTCTCTACTTGATTATCAAACGCTCTTCTGTTCGCTGAAAGTATATCCTGAAAGTATTGACTATTTACTAACTGTTCTTTTATATAAGGCATGTTATCTTACTACTTTAAATTCAAAATTATTATCAAAAAATTGATCTAATTTTTCAACACCACTTCCACTCGCCACTTTAAATAATATACGATAATCTCTTTCTGGTTGAAATCCAGTTAACCACATATTAAAATAATTACCAGTTGAATCACAACTTACTTTTGAACCGCTACCGAATGGAATAATAACATCTTCTGTATATGCATCCCTAATTGAATAATAACTACTTCCACTTGGTAGATATTTTACTACTAAATTAGATGGTGTGGTATCATAAGTTGCGGTTGGAAATCTTTCTCTACCAACAACTCTAAATCTAACCTTAGAATCTTCCTTATATTCTGGTCTTAACCCCTTCATATAAACTAATAAATTCTCTACATCCGTTGCTGATAATGAAGATAATGACCCCGTTGACCATTTTGAATCGTCCCATTCTACTTCTAATTTTGGTGGATATATTGTGTGAGTATCCCTTGAGAAAAATGAAAAATTACCAAATTTTATACTATTACCTTCATCCAAAGTACTATCACTATTACCTATATTTCCTGACCTCTTTAATATAAATCCTTCATTTGGTACTGTAGATGTTAACCACTTATCAACTAATTCAGTAACATTCATTCTCATATCTTTTGACTCATGATCAAAGGATTGTGATGCTACATATCCACTACCACTATGCCAAGTTCCACCAGTATTATTACTCGCACTTACCCATTGAGTTCCCGCAACAAAACCATCTCTATATCTCCAACTAACTCCTTCAAGAGTCCACGGAGAATCACTAAATCTACCCATACCCATATCCCAAGATTGACTAACTGGATATGCATATAAAGATTCTGAAGTGATTAATTCTTGCGGATGTGCATCATATAAGTTTAAATAATATTTTGCATTAGAAGGTATTAAACCACTACTTACTGATGATGAAATATAACTCAAATCAAATTTTATTAACACTCTAGATACATTTATTACCGTAGCAGCATCATTCATATCTTTTGTTATTTCAAGAATTTCATCGAGGCCGGTATTCACACTTTGAGTAGCTGCACCCTCATATATTGTAGCGTCTTTTTGGGCAAATTCAAAATAATGCATTAAATATCTCCATCAGCTTTTCCTAATATATCAGTATTAGGATATTTCAATTCAAAAATACTTGGGTCTACAGATGGATATATAACTCCATTTTTTGTACCCTCATTTATATCATAAATGTTACCAGAATATCCATTTACCTTCTTCCATTTATTAGTTATTACTATTGGAAGACCGTTTGGATTATTTTCTTTGGGTGGAACTGTAGCAGCTATTCCATCAACTACCGATAATTGATAAACTAAATCTGCAACGATAATTGGTTGGTTAATTTGCCACTTATCTATATCAAAAAAGTCTTTAATTTTTTCTATACATTTCAATACAACTTCATGCTTATTAAATCCTCTAGCAGTTAAAATATTAAATGTAACTCCTATGTTAATAACCCATGCATCTTTAATATTAATCGCATCTGTTACCATTCTATATTGTCCAAGATGTGTCTGTATATTTTCCTTAACTGCTTGATTAAGTCTTACTAAACTTTTAGTAGAATCGTATCCAAGAACATACGCATTAAGCGCTAATGGATTGGATATCCTTGTAGCAGTAGCAGATTTCTTAGCTAATAGTTCTTCCTGATCTTTACTAAGTGGTTTCTCTAATACTCCTGATTTATTTACATTTCCACCTTTAACTTTTTCCATAACAGCATCTGTAGATGCTTCTAATTGTTCATCTTGTACCAAATATGCTTTTGCTATATTTCCATATTTAGGTGGCATAGAATATATACGAGTTATATAATCTTCTTTTGTTACAGCCCTTTGTTGAGCCTGAAAATATGCCAATGAATTTTCTTTCATCTCTCTTAAACTCTCTGAACTCTGACCACCTGTTGCAGGTTCCACATTTGTAACTGCCACAGAATTTTTAGAAACTCCAACTACATTAGAATCAAGCGCACTATCATCAATCGTAAAGGAAATATCTGATATATTTCTAACTTCACCTTGTGCTACATTATCATCTGTGCTACCACCATAAGAATAAATAACTGTTAATGTAGTATTTGATGGAGCTTGTCCATAAGTTTTTGTATTTAGAAAATTTGCTGGATCAAATGCAATATCAAAGTTATTTATACCTCCAGGAAGTGAAGATCCAATATTATCTGGATTTGGAACAAGTTCTTCATCTGGACTATCCGAAATACCCGCACCAAATCTCAATTCAGTCTTATCTGTTCCGTTTATAAATCTTGTAAATCGTCTAGCAACCTTTTTAAGTTTTAGTAAATAAGGTGAAGTATCATTATATTGTGATAATTCTGGATCAGAAGCTGAAGTATTCTCTGTTTCTATAAATATCGTATCTTGTGCTAAAAATCCTACTTCATGCCAATCATTACCATCACTATCTTTTACACTAACAATATCCATAACATTTTTATTTGCAAGAGTAATCTTAGAATACTTAGTTGCTCCAAGAAAATCAAAATACTCTGTAGCCATTTTACCACTTACAATTTTGGTACTCTTTTTAAGTAAATATTTTGTTGGTAAATTAGTAGCATTATCTACTTCAAATATATCCGTAGTAACTTGATCATAAGAACTTGAAAATTTAAAGTTTACATCATCTAACGTTCTAAATATAATATTATTTGTTTGTGATTTTACCTGAGTTCCAGCATTAATTGTTAATGCATAATCCATATCTGGTTTTACATTATCTCCAGATCCTATAGCAGGTACAGTTTGGAAAAAATCTACTGTTGCCATAGATGGGGATGCTAATTTAGGTCTATATCCTAAAGATTGAACTATTTCATATACAGTTTTTTTCTCTTCTGCAAATGCTAATAGAGATTCTTTAAACTGTTGATCAATATAATAAGAAAGTACATCTCCAACATATGATGCCATTTCTATAAACATCATTCCCGGTGATGCTTCATTAAAATCATTATATGTATTTGGAAAATATACTTTTGCATATTCTATAAGATTATTTCTAAAACTAGCAAAATCTCTATTTAAATATCTAACTTCTTTTTTTACATCTTTAGCTGGCATTATTTTCTCCTATAAATTACCACCTTCAAAATTTAAAGTTAATTCATCAAATGCATCGGGTGTTAAAGTAGTACTAAATTCTATGGCTACATTAGCTAAATTTGGATTTGCAGTATCAAATGTAACATCTACATCCGTAATATTTACATATGGCAACCACATTTCAACTGCTTCATTAATTGATTCTTCTATTGATGATTTTAAATCAGAATCCATTTGTTCAAACAAGACATGATGTAAACTCGATCCAAATTCTGGTTGTGATACTCTTTCACCAGGAATAGTCAATAACAAGTTTTGTAAATTACTTTTTGCTTGTTCCCGTAAGGTTTTACTTTGATTAAAAAATCCAACACCTTCATTTCTTCCTAATGGAAAAGTTAAACCTATCCATACATTTGGATTTATATCATCTTGTCTTGTATTAGGCATTTATTATACACCCTGTCTATTTTTAGTTATTTCTTCAGATTTCTGCAATATTTCAGTATAATCCTTTGTAAGTGCATTCATAAGATCTTCAGGAACATCACCAACATTTAATCCTTTTTCTTTAACTGTTTGTACTGCTGCAATATCTCTTTGTCTTTGTACATCTCCACCTCCAGCTAATTCATCAACCCTACTTGCATCAAATACTTCTCCAGTCATCGTTGGATATTCTTCATATCCAACTGGTGGTACACCATCACCTTGTGGAATTCCTCCAACTGTTTCATTTAATACTTTATTTAAAGTTGAGTTTTTAGTGTATTCCATATATACCTTCTTAGGCTTTTGTAAACTTTTTTTAGTTGATACTACTTTATTGGATTTAACTTTAGGAATAACAGCTGAAAGTTTCATGGAAGAACTCTCATTAATAAATATCCGTTTAACTTCTTTTTTAACCTCTCTGCGTACTATTTCTACTATTATATTAACCAATTCATTTTTCTTCATTATTAACTCCCTTTTTAATCTAAAACCTTATATCCTACAAATGGTATTGGTGGTGTACCTGGAATCATTCCTGAAAGTCCTACCATATGTATATTAAATGCCTTAACTAAATCATCTAAAAATTTATCTAACGAATCCCTTGGATAACTAAGTGGATAATCTATCCACAATGGTACTCCAGCATTAACTATAATCTGTGCACCATTTGTTAAGAATGTTCCAGGTATCCAATAAGACAATAATCCTAATTTCAATTGCTGTCCTATTGTAAATACTGGCGCAGCTCCATTTATAGTAGCATTAAAAGCTAATTTTAATGCACCAGTCAATCCATCCTTATTACCACTTGCATATTTTCCACCCACTGCTGGACCCTGAGATCCTAATCCTGTCATAACAGCTAAATGATATTGATCAGCTATTAAATTAGCAGCATCTTCACCACTTTCAAAATTACTCCAATTTGTTTCATAAGTTTTTTTAAATGTATTCCAACCCATAATATTATACTGTAAAATTTTGTTCGCTTAAAATATCTTTTACTTTACGCTTTATATCTGCAAAAGCCTTTGCTAACGGTCCAGTAGTAGTTAGTGCAGCATTAAATTTTGGAATCGGACCGGCTGGAGTTGGTACTGTATGGATTCCATCAAGAATCCCAATTAACTCCAATAATAAATCAACCAATACTTGTCCTTTAACTATTGGTTCAGTTGCCTCCACATTTCCTAAAAATATTTTAGGTGATTCAAGTACAGTTTGTGTTGTAGCTATAAAATTTATATCATTTGCACTATAACAAAATATATCTCCACCATTTTTAGCATTAAATATAAGTCTATCAGAATTTAATATAATTTGTTTACCGTCAATAGTTGGAGTTAAATCACTTTCTATAGCTACTTCTAATGGCACCTCTTGATCTGTAGTTATCCATAAAGAAGACCCATCTGCATTAATATCTTCCATAACTGGTTTATTTGCATTATCTTTTAAGTTATCCACATCCGCAGTTTTGCCAAATGCTTCAGCATCTGTAAGTTGTCCAGCTCTAATAAGTATGTTTGGTTCTAAAGTATCTGGGTTAGATCCAAATCTTATAGATTGACCAAGTCTTCCATTAAATATAATATCACCAAAGGAAGGTTGAAGTTGTCTAATTAGTGGATTTGGGACAAATGGATCCCCAACTGTAAATTCACCTGACGCAGCCTTATTTGGTATTTTAGTCGCACCTACCTCTCTTGACCTATTATGAGCGTGCTGAGATATAGTATTATCAGTAAGTGAAGCTTTATCACCACTATATCCTGGATAACTATTACTATTAGGTGAACCTAACATATTAATAGTTTGAGCATAATAATATCTACCTAAATATCTTCCAACTATAACATATTCTCCAATAAGAGGATATTGTTTTATATTTGCATCCATTGGTTGAATCCACCCTAATCTACTTTCAGGTTGTTTATGTTGACTATTAACCATTCTACCTTTAATAGCTCCTATTAATGAATAGGTTGGTGTACCGTCTACTTCTAATGGTAAATCCGCTTCATCAAATATTACATCAATAACCTCTGTAGCTTCTAATTCGTAAAACTCTGTAGACCTTAATCTTTGCTCTACTCCTGCTAATGAATTATGTATTTGACTTAAATTAGGTAAACCGCCAGTAAAAGGTTTAAAATCCTTTGTTGCACCTGGTCTTGATTTATATGCCATATTAATTTACCTCTGGTACTTGTTTAGCCTCAATTTCAAGAGTTATATCATCTGTACGTTTTTGTAAATCACCTACAACTGAATCCAAATCCTTTACTAATTGCTCTTTTTCTCTATCAGACAATAAAAACTCCCCTTCAGCTCCTGAACGACTTTCGGCTGCAATTAAGCGTTGTACGACTTGGGCTAACTTAACAAGTTGTTCATCGTTTTTTACATTAATTTCAAGATACTCTTTTATCATAGGAATAAGTTGAACTGCCATATCACCATCCTTTATAAAACTAGCTACTTCCTTAACTAATACTTCTAGCTGTGTTTTATTTCTTTTTGAATTTTCATAAATATCCTCAAATAAAGATGATAAACTTTTTCCTTCAAATATTTCAAATTCTATGCTCATAGTTTGTTTCCTCGATTAGATATTATAACTCAATTATAAATATAAATAAACGCAAAAATGACAGTTATATACATATATAGCAAAATTCTTTACTAAATATATATAATAGTTATATATGTGAGATATTCTGTATAGATATCTCAATATAGAAAAAGGGACAAACCCTTTTTTGTTAAAACAAACGGGAGAATAACCATGAAGGAAGTCATCACATTAGTCAAAGGCTGGGTGGACGATATAGCACACCTATTAATGTCCTTTGTAGCCATAGGAGCTATTTCTGAAGTAATTTTTGGAACTGGAGTCTTTGGTGTAAATGTAATAGGTAACCTGACAGCAATTATAGATAAGTTTGGCAGTTCTGGATTTGCAGGATTAGTCGCTCTATTGGTGTTAGTGGGTTTATTCCGTAAGTAAAGGCCTTTTCATAAGGAATAAAACAAAAAAGGGGATTCACATAATCCCCTTTTTTTTTGCTTTAAAATATAGAACCAGTATTAGAGGTATCTATAGAACCAGAATGCTGAAATTCTTTAAATAATCTTTTATAATACCTCTTCATTACATTTACAACTCTTGTAATATGTTGAGTATTTGAAGAAGTCATTTCTCTTATTAATACATAAAGAGCTTTTTTGTTAAAATTCTCCATATCTTTTGATCTTCTAAATAACTCTAATACTGCATCTGCAACTAAAATGTCTTTTTGTCTCTTAAAAATATTAGGTAAATTATTCTCCCAATAATCTAACATCATATCTGTAAATTCTTCGTAAGTTTCCTTATCAGACATAATCTGTGCTTCGCTAGATAAGTTTCTTTTAAAGTCTAATACATCTAATTCCCTATGACTTTTCATCTTTTTGTAATTATTATTATTATTTAAAATAAGATAATTTTTTGCAACTATAGAAAAGTAAGAAAATGCTTTTCCTTTACCTTCCTTAAATTTATGCATATTCATTACAAGAAAAGATACTACTTCATGCTTAACTTGTTCTGATGAAACATCAAAATAATAAAACTTAAATGTATGAATTATATTTTCTGCTAATTTATCAAATGGATATGCAATATGGTCATTATAAATCTTATTTCTTAAAGTATGATTTGTTGTGCTATTATATCTAATTATAGCATTTTCAGTTATTTGTGTAAAATACATTCTTGATTTTGCTTTTTTACGTGGCATCTACTTCTTCTCCTAATGTTTCTTCTAAATCACTAATTATTTCTTTTATTCCAGAAAATATAGTTCCTATTTCATCATCTGCTTCAAAATGACCTGTAGCATCTATATCTCTAAGTTCATCACTAACATTCATTACTTTAGCAGAAAAATCTTCAACCCAAGTTTCTAACATTTCTGTCTTTTTATTTAAGTTCCAAATTACATATCCTTCTCCAAGAACAAGTAACCCTAATACTATTTCTATAATCATTTTTTACCTCCAAATAACTCTTCAAATAAGTCTTGACTACGTTTTTTCATATCAACATCTTCAACTTTTTCTGTACTATCTACTTTAGCTGCAGTTCTTATATTATCAAGATGTACTTTTTCCTCCTTTTGTTCTGCATCCTCTCCACGTTTCCACATATCTGCCTCAATATGAGTAGCCATACTATCAGCTTGATGAAGAATATAAGCTATATTAGATTTTAATCCCCAATCAGGATTCCAACTAATATAATAGTTTTTATTTGCTTCTTCATACAAACCATCAGTAAGTCGTAAACCTATATATTCATTTTCTGACATAGGAATTTGGAATTGCCCTAACAAAAATATTGCTCTATCTGTAACTGTCATATAAGATAGTTCACCATTATGTGTAAAGATTTCACCACGATTTTTTCTATGCCACTCTGATTCTTGTGGTACATAATAATCTTTATCCATATCACCAACTTTACCTAAGTCGTGATGCATTGCTGCAAAGATTAATTCTTCATCTGTAAAGTTTATTGTTGCATTATTCTTTACCCACACTTCTTTTAATTGAACTGCACAATCTATTACATGAAGAACGTGTTCTACATAACCACCAACATGTGCATTGTGATAATGTTCTTTACCACTTGCGGGCGCTACTGTCATTCTATCTTCAAAATGATGATACATTTTAAGAAGTTTTTCCCTTCTGTTATCAGGATAATCTTCTGAAAATGTATCTTTAATAAGTTGTATTAACTTATTCCAATTCTCTTGGATTTGTTCTGCTGTTAATTGTTTCATATAACCTCATACCTATTTTTTGTTAACTTAATTGTAGGTTCAGTTCGTAACCTGTTCCTATACTGACTAAATGATATTCTAACACCCCAGCCCATATGTCCTAAAATATCCTTCTTACTTACTGATTTCTTTTTATGAATAAAGTCTACGATTTTTGGATACGATTCACTACTATCTCCAATTACTTTAAACGATTCAGGTTTTAAAAAGTTCCATTTATTAAACCAAGATGGAACTCTATTTTCCCATTTAAAATCATTAATTTTTTTATTTAAATATGCAACCGCTACTCCTCTCACAAAATCACTATTTAAAACATCTTCTATATTTTGTAAAAATTCTTTACTATCATTATATAACAATGGATAATCTCCACCAACCATTTCTGGATAACACAACTTATTTGGTAATACATACGGTACTCCCATACTTAAAGAATCAGTTGTTGATAATGACCAAGCTGAATACTTCTGAAAACACCCTACACCTACTTTCATAGATTTTAAAAATGTTAAATATTCATTTCTATCGTGTATTTTCACTCTTTTAGCATAAGGTTTATCTATATCTGCTAAAGTGGTATAAACTGTAAAGTCTTGGCGCTTCTCCCATAATATATCCATCTGTTTAATAAACCACCTAAATCCTGTATACTCATTATCTCTATGATTAAAAATAATATTATTACCTGACGGTATTGACTTCATATCTACTTTATCAATTCCTAAATAATGTGGTTGGATTATATCTTCTAATCTACGAACTATTCTGGGATGATATAATTCAGTAACTTTATCTAAAACTAAATCCTTTAACCACTCTGAATTTACTCCACATTCTTCCATTTCTAACATACCAGCAATATTATGCATTAACATAGTTTTACTATAAGCAGTATTTTCAGGAACTTCATACCAATGACAATACCCAACTACTTTTGGTGAAATATTAGTCTCATTATTAAACAAATTTGATAACTGTAATGTATGTTCTGGCAAATGAGAATATAATACATCATAATCTGTTTCTTTCCATCTTAATACTTTTTTAATTTCCTCAAAATTAAAATGTGCTCTCATAGCATTTGGATATGATGGTAAATTAATAGGAATTTGAGTTGTATTTTCAAACATCAAACTCTTAATATCCATAGGTGATAAAATAGTCCAATGAATATCATCTCTTATCTTATTTAATTCTTTTATAACATTATGTAAAACAACTACATAAGAATCTTTTTCCAAATCTCGCATATAAGTGATATTTGGATATACAAGAATTCTATACTTATATTCCTTATCATCATCCGCTTCTGGTAACCATTTATAAATGTTCAAATATAACCTTCTTTTTTTTCATACCATAACGGTTATTAATAATTTTCCATACTTGAGAATCAGTAGTTGTTGGACCTGGCATATGAAAAATACAAGGTTCAGTTTCAGTAAGTCTATTATAGATATATTTACTATTATAAATTATGTCAAAATTAGCACTTCTTCCCCAATTCTCATCCCAAAGAACTTGAAATATATCACAATTATAATCTAATCCTATAGGATTATCTTTACCATATTTTTTATCAAACTCCAAAAATAACTTAGTCCACACGCCCTGATCTGAACCTAATTCAGAATCTTCTTTTTTAAACATTGGATAAACTTCATTAATTAATTTTACAAAAATATCTCTTCTTCCAATCATCATACCAGAATTTAAAAATCTATATTTTTCTTTAGGGTTTGGATAGGAATCTTTCAAAGAATCAAATGGATAACAGTTTGTTTCTGCATTAAATATTACTTTTGAATTTGTAAAATTTTCTGTAAATCTTTTCTCTATTTCCTCTAATCCTTTATAAAATAAAACATCTCTTGAATCAATAAAAAGAATATAATCTTCTTTTATATCAATATTATTTAAACTCTCTTTTAGAGTAATAATTTTATCTACTGGTTTTCTCCATTTTCTATATCTGCCAAAAACTGTAGGATGTATATTTAAACGTTCACAACTTTGATATAACCTTTTATCATATAATTTATTATCTGATTCTACCCAACATACAAAAATATTATTCATTATAAAGTCTCGCTGATTTATCCATTTCGCAAAACTTATTTGCTCTTGATTTTAATACAACTTTCATTCCCATTTGAACTTCATATATCCAAATATCTTCCTTTAATATTTCCATTGCGTCTAAAAGAGATTGTTTATACTCATTAACAACCGGTGTAATAACAACTAACACTTCTTTTTTTCTTTTACAATCTTCCGCAAGTTCTATTAAATAGATATCATCAGAAAATCCATAATAAACAACTTTTTTAGCGTCCAACTTCACTTAAATATCTTTCCTTTGTATCTTCCCAGGTTGTATTTAGTATATCTGAATAAAATAACTTTTCTGGTTTGATTCTATTTTCACTTAATAACTTTTTATACCTTCTAATAGCCTTTGGTTTCCACCAATTCATTATGTAATCACTATCATCAATGTACTTCTTTTTCATCTTTAACTGATGTTCTTCTATCTCTCCCCGTAAAAATTCCTTACCATTCTCATAAATGTTTGCAAAATATATACCTCTCTTAAAACCATGCTCATATGTAGATAACTTAATTCCTAATTCTCTATAAAATCTTTTGTTTAATTCCAGTTACTGGTCCTGATACACCTTCTTTTGGTGTAGTGGCTTTTTTATACTTTTCTGGATACTCTTCTTTATACCATTGATGCCAACTATCATAAATTACATCATCTGGCTTAATACTTATTCTACCTTTTGATTCTCCAAGAGTTTTCCAATGTGGAATGCCATTATACATTGAATGAATTCCATAAAGAGAAGTAGTTGATACACCAACTAAAGTTTGACCATAAAGTTTTTTCCATATATCTCTAACTACTGAAGAAGTTACTAAAGTCGCAATCAACTTACCACCTAAGAAATTATAACCTAATGGTTGTACACAACATATAGTAGTTCCTATTGAAGTATAATTTAACTTACCATCTTTAAATTTATTATCTTTAGTCCAACCTATAAATTTATCTCTCACCCCTAACGAAGTAACATCAGATCCCATACAAATTAATCCCAAAACTTTATTAGTATTTTTATCCTTAACATAAAATTTTAAATTTCTTCCGGGATTTGCTGTAAATTCCATTGTATGAATTAACCGCCGTAGTAAAGTCCAATTATCATTTTCTTTTGCACTACCCTGCTCTACACACTCAACTATAGGATTTAAAGATTCAACTTCACTTACTGTTAATTCTTCATTATAGATATCAGTTGGCATCCAAATAGAATTATCTAACCGTTCAAACTTAGACGCTTTTTTGGTCATACCATAAACATCCTTATTAAACTCTTGCCATTTCTTATATAAAGTTTGTTCCTCTACAGACATAGTTTGTAAGTAATTCATATTATCTATGAATTTCTTTTTTTCTATATCATAATCGAATTTTGCTTCATCAAAGAAATCTTCGAAAGCCATATAACCTCTTTTTACTTATTTCTATTTACACTTACTAAATTAGTAGGCCAATTCATCTTATAAAGATATACATCTGTATACTTGTAAGGTTTTACACCATTAGATTCTAATATATCAACATAGTTAACATACTTTGGATTCATTGTATCTCTTACGTTATACACACCATCTTTATGAGCTTTAGTTGTTCCTCTGATAAGAATGTAATCTCCATAATTAAATGGACCACCCCATCTTT